TGATGCTTTAGACGGAACTTATTTACCCCTAAAAAATATGGGCTTAGGTAATGTAGTAACGTCTTTTTGTTCTGCTAATTCGCAATATGCAACCAATGCAAATGATTTTGCTTCTGCCGAATATTTTAAATTTGTTGCTAATGCACCACAATCTGGCTCAGATACAGAAATTATTTTGGTAACTAGAACAATTGCATAATGACCAATATTTATGCCTTACCATTTAGGCAGCCGATTGACTATTTACTAGTCACTCCTGCTGCTGGTTTAGCAGTATCTTTAGCCAATGTAAAAGATTGGCTAAAAATACCCACCACTCTTTCTATTGATGATAGTCTCATTACTCATTTAATTAAATCTGCTACTGGATATTTTGAGAAAATTACAGGACGAGATTTACTCACAAAAACTTACAAAACTTACCTAGATTCTTTTCCTATCACTGATGGACTATATTATTATTCTGGAGTTAGTCCTCTGCTGCCGCAATATCAAGATAATGGTATCGTTCTAAGAAAATCGCCACTTGGGTCAGTTTCTTCAATTCAATATTACGCTGATGGAGTCCTTACAACTTGGGCTTCGTTGAATTATTACACAACTGTAAACACTGATTATTCTGGCATCTATCTGGTTCAAAACAAATCTTTTCCAACTGATGTTGACGTTCGTAAACAAGCTGTTGTAATTAATTTTACTGCTGGTTATGGTGTGGATGATACTTTCATTCCAGAAGATATTCAACAAGCTCTGTTGCGCTTTATTAGCTTTCTTTATGATAATCGTGGAGACTGTGCTGATAATTCAAAACAAAATGCTGCCATTGCATACTTTACACCATTTAAAATTGTGCTAAATATCTAATGCCTAATTGTGCTAGAATAAAACCAAAGCCATATAAAGTTTGCACGGGCGATATGCGCGCTTACATCACGATTAAGCGCAAAACAAAAGCATCTCAAAACACAGGCGCAGCCAATCCAAACTTAAACCTTACAACTATTTTTTCTACTTGGGCTGCCGAAGAAAATGGTAGAGGTGAAGAAATTTTTGATGGCGTGAACATGGTTGGCAAAGTAAGCCATAAATTTATTTATCGCTTTGACCCCGACCATCCAATTAATAAAACTGATTTGGTTGAATATGATGGTAATAGATTCGAGATAATCGATGTTGTGCCAAATTATCAAGGAAGGCGGTATTTTACTGCGCTTAAATGCACTATTAGGGGGCTTGATACTCTTGAAAATACTAAATTATAATGGGCTTTAAAACCACCTTCAAATTTTCCAGTCTAAATAAACTAGAAAAAGCTTTTAAGAATGGCGTAAGGCAAGGTTTGCAAACAACAAATATTCAACTTGCAGGAAACAAAGGAGATGCAACTTCTGGCCTAATCAAGCAAGAAATGAACAAGCCTAAAACAGGAACTATTTATCCAGTAATCGTTAAAAGAGGCAGAACCTATCGCAATCATCAGGCTTCAAATCGAAGTGGCTTAGAAAGTTCTGCAATCCTTGATGGTCAATTAGCTAGAAGCGTTAAGGGAGAAACGAAAGGCTCTTCAAGGTTAGAAATTAGCGCAAACACCCCTTACGCCGCACTACAAGAAAAAGGCGGCAAAAATGGAAGAGGTGCTTATGTTGCCCCCAGAAATAACTTAAAACGCCCGATAGAATCATCTAGGCGCAATATAATAAACAATATTGACAATTCGATTAGAAGCGGATTAAAGTAAAAATACCACACGCAAGCTATAATTTAAATATTATATGAAAAAATATATATCTATCGCACTTACTCTTTTATTGGTATCATGTGTGGCTGCATGTTCTGCAAAAAAAAACTTTGTTAATAAATCTGAATTAGATTTGCCAGAATGGTTTAACTCTACTGATGAGCTGAATGGTATAGGTGTTGCACCAGAAAGCAGGGGTGGAATTAAATATCAATTAGCCGCTGCTGAATTGGACGCAAAAGGAAATTTAGCAACAAAAATTTATTCTGAAATTACCCGTATCACTAAGAATGCTCTTCGTTCCGCAAATGTGAATCAGGGTGATGATGTTGAAGAATTTTTTACTCAAGCGACAAAAGAAGTCGTCAATAATATTCCTATCAGTGGCATGACGCGTACAAGCACTTATCTTGCAAAAGATGGAAACCTTTATGTGATGATGACATTGAAGCCAAATGATTACGCTAAATTCTTAAAAGAATCCAGGACTTCAACGCTTGAGAAATTGAAAAATCAGAATCTTGCTAGAGAATCAATTAATAAATCAGAAGAAGCTACTAAAGCTATTTTTGACGAATTAGAAAAAGAAAGAAAATAGAAAAATAATTTAATTGCTCACTACGCAATGCAAGCACAAGAAATCATAAACCAACTCAAAGGCGTATTACCTAAATATACCTCTGATTTTACCACCAATTATACCGTCACTTCTTTGAGTAGAAGTGCAGGAGTAGTTACTGCTGTAACTTCAGCAGCGCACGGGCTTATCGCTGGAAATCGAGTTCTGGTTAAAGGTGCGAAAACTCCAATTACAGTATCATCATTGACTCGTAATGGTACAAATGCTTTAGCGATTACTGCAACTGATCACAATCTCATTAAAAATCAATCTGATGTTGAATTATCGGGTGCAACTCCAATTTCTTACAATGGCGTTCACACTTTAGTTTGGAAAACTCCAGTAATTTTCATTGAATCAATTGTAATTAGCGGGACTACCGCAACAGTAACAACCAAAAGCCCACATGGCTTAGTATTTGATGCTAATATTGAAGTTCAAATTAGTGGAGTAAGGCAGCTTAACTATAATGGTAATTTTGTCCTTAATAGCGTTGCCACCACTACAACCTTTACTTATACAGTTCAAGGCATTACAGAGGATGGTGTTTCAAATGGCTCAAAACCAATGCAGATGCAACTTCTTCTTAATTCAAGAACTTTTATGTTTAGAATAAGTGGAAACCCCGCAACTCCTGCAACTGGCACGATTACACAAATCTACGAATATAAAACTGGTTATAATGGATATAAAACAATTTTAACAGTTCCAACAACGACAACTTTTACTTACGCAATTACCTCAACGCCAGATAGTCCAGCACAAGGCACTATCGGAGTAAGAACATTCCCAAATATAGCGGGATTTATTGATTATGAAAGAGCGACTAAATTCTTTGAAAGTCTTCCTACTGGCGGACAATCTGCGAAATGGGTTATTGTTATTTTAGATGATGAGGCAACAAATAAAAATAATTTTAATAGAACGGATGCGGTTAGTTATAATGCACCAGGATTAGCAATTAGAGAGCAATCTTATCAAAATGTTAATATTTATCTTTTTCTTCCATGTGGAGCAACTAATGATGAGCTATCATACATTTTAACAAGAGATGCTGGCGCAGCATATAAGCCTTATATTTATAAATCATTATTAGGCTTTGCTCCTACAAGTAATCTAAGTGATAATTCATATTCTCGACTAACGCCAATAGGCAATGGAATGAAAGCATTTAATGGGTCTTATTATGTTCATTATTACGGCTTCCAAGCCTCTAGTTGGTCTAACCAAGCCGATGCAGTTGAGCCAGATGATTTATTTGCCTTCAGGCACTTTGATTTTGATGTTATTGACAATGAAGGTTTCGATACAAGTATTATGAAAATCGAAGGAGATGTTGACGAAGCTGTTTGACATTAAGTAATTTTCTTAAATTATAAAAATTCACCACAGAATTTAATTAATTTTGTAATGAAAAAAATTCTGCCAATTCTTTTTCTCATCTCTTTTTCCAGCCAGCAAGCGCAAGCATATGATAACAAAAATATTTATCACTTCACAGATAAAACACTGGAAGAATTGCTTGTTAAATGCGAAAAATATTATAAGCAAGATTATCCCCATACCCCATTTCCTGAAAAATATCAGGCTTTATCAAAGAAGCATAAACTCCATTATTGCATGAGGAAATTATTGCAAACTGGAGAATACGAAGGAGATGTCTGGTATCGCCAAGCCAATATTAAGAACTCTGCTGAATATCAATATGTTAACAATATTGGAGAATTACCAGATGAGTATTATTTAATCGAAACCTATGAGGATAGAATGGTATTTATCGGAGAATCTTTGGATAAAAAATATGCAGAAAATAATAGAATAAAAAGTCAAGAAAACAGAAAATATTTTAGTAGAGCTGGTAGCGTTTTATCTTTTTTAAACCCAGTTATAGGATGGGTATTTACATTTTTTGGAGCGGTGAGTTAAAACACGCTAAATAACTTGTCCCAGTCGATAGAATTGTTTTTAAACCAAGTTAAGAATTGAGCTATGCAGTCTGGATCTTCATCATGGGCATTATTTGGAAATTGCATTAACGATTCTTCAAAATCAAATAACCAAGTTGCATCTTTAGGAAGAAAAATATTGCCGTTTGCCATTGCGCCAGTTGAATTATAAAATCTAATTTCTTTTTTAACTCCATTGTGAGAGATAGGCACTATACCATAACTGCATTCTCTTGAAAGCTCTTGAATCAAAGATGACCCAGTGTTTGCATCCTCAATTAATATAGAATTAGCTGGGGGAAATTTTGCTGCAAACATTAATAAATTAGCTTTTGTATCTTGGTATATTGCCCTTTTGTTGTATCTATCAATCAAATAAACAGAACTTCCCTTTACTCCGAATTTTAAAAAGCCTGAAGGGTCATTGATTTCTTTTACTTTTTGGGCTGTATCCGCGCTTACATAAACAGAATCAAATTGCATATAAGGTAAGTTAGCTAAATCAAATCTCTGGAACCATTTCATGTCAACCATGTTGCCACCTTCTGCAACTGGTTTTTGCATATACTGTGTAAAGAAAACTTTTTTACCATTAGCAATCCCTGTTTCGGTATCAACAATGCGATTTTTGAGAAGATCGACCTTTTCTCTTGTTAATAATTCTGGAGCCAATAAATCACCCTTTTCAACTTCTTTTTGAAATTTACCAATATAAAAAAACTTCTTTTCTTCAAATTCTACAGGAAGGCATAAATGCTCGTATTCGCCTTTTCTAGTTCTAAGTAAAAATCCTGTTAAATCACTTACACCAAGCCTTTGCTCAATAACTGCGATACAATTCCTAATAACATCTGCTCTTCGCTCAAAGGTATCGTCAAACTTTTCTAAAAGTCTTATATTGGTTGTTGGGGCTTGTATCATTGTCGAAGACATATAATCATCAAAGAATAGAAAATTAGCTCGTTCACCAGTAATATTGCCTTCTGTAGCAAAACCTTGCATTTCCCCACCTTTAGTAGTTCTAAAATGAGTTTCTGTATTTTTTCTATCATCTGGTTTAAATTCGGGAAACATCCTCTGAAAATCTAGGCTTTCAGTAATTCTCTTAGTCCAGCCAATATTACGATTAACTAAATTTTCTTTATTTGAAATTGCAAATATCTTCTCATGAGGAGTCCTACCAAGAATGTAAGCTGGAAGAGCAGAAGAAAAGATTGTGGATTTTAGAAGTCCTGGCGGAATATTTATAATTAATCTTTTTATATCCCCATCAGCTAAAGCTTGAGCATATTCACATAGACAATCAATGCTCCAAGTATCAACCAATTTATTTCCTGGGTGAATAAAAGGATAAGCGAATTTTTTAAAAAATTCTCTAAAATCCCCTTTAAGAGTATCATCGGCGCTTTCCTGCGCAATTTGTGCTAAAAATCTAGGGTCTAAGAAGTCCATAATGCCGAATAATATTAAAAGAATACTATTCAAAGATAATAGTTGCAGACTTATTTTACAATGGTTTTATTCGCTCAGAGTTTCATCACAACTCTATTTTATTTGGGTCACCACCTTAAATTATTTATGAAGCTACAAATTAAAATTCTCCAGGATTTTCATAATCCACTTACAAGAAAACTTCTTAAAGCAGGAAGTCTTATCGAGATAGAAGCTGATGCTCAAGGTGTGCCCACTCATTCATTTTGGTATGAACAATTAAGATTTGAACAAAATAAATCATTTTTTCAAATTCAACTTACTACAAAAAAAACTAAAAAAGACTAACTATGGCTGGCTCTTCTCCTATTTCTACTTTTAATTTAGTATCATCGCTCCAAAATATTGCCTCCTCGGCTCGGAAGCCTTTGATTCTGGCGCAAGGAACCTCTAGTGGTAGCTATACTTCTGGCGCTCTTGTTTCTGAAGTTCCCAATGGACTTACTGCTGCAAATGAACTTTGCGGGGCTGGTTCGATTGGCGCATTAATGATTAATATTTTTAAACAAGTCGCTCCAAATATTAAATTGGCCGCTATCATTGTTGATGATAATGGAAGTGGCGTTGCAGCAACTGGCTCAGTTGCTATGGCTGTAAGCACTCCCGCTGCTGGAACTTTTTATTTAACAGTAGGCTCTTATACTAAAAATCGCTATGGTATTGCGACTACTACTTCTTCAACTCCTACAACAATTGGAGATGATATTGCGGCAGCGGTAAACGCAGACTTAAACTCTCCAGTAACTGCAATAAATTCAGGTGGCACAGTAACTTTCACAGCAAAAAATACTGGAACCGAAGGAAATACAATTACTTTAAGAATTGAGTTTCTACCAAGCGGAGTTACTTCAACTATAATTGCTTTTTCTGGTGGGGCAACTAACCCATCATTAACTGGAGTTCTTTCTAGTATTGATGCTTCTCGCTATGACATTATTGCTCCAGTAGCTTTCTTGTCAACCATTAAAACTCATTTGGAAAGCAAATTTAATATTCCTAATGCAATTCTTGACGGAATTGGAATCGTATGTAAAACTGATACTTATGCTAACGCTCAAACTGCGTTAGCTCCTGCTACGTTAGCCTCCAAAGTAATTACTTATCTTAATAATAAATTAGTTGATGATTCTGCTTGGAAAGGCGGCGCATTGGCTGAATTGGATTATGTTGTTTCTTCTTATGTTGCAGCTATCAGGGCTTTGAGATTTAGAGCTGGTGCTTCTATTAGTGCTTATATGCAAAGCCCTAATAACAGAGGCGGAGCTTTTTTGGCAGGCATTCCTTATCACAACATGAAACTTATTGATCTAGCGATTATGCCTGCGGGGACGGGATTTACTCTTGATGAAACTCAGGGATTAGCTGATTTAGGCGGATCTACACTAAGTTTAGATGAAAGCGGCACGGTGACAGTAACCAATCCTCTTTGGATGACAGCATATAAACTAGAGACTCCCACTGCCGACGGATATACTTATAAAAATCTAAATAAATCTGACTGCGCCACTACTGCAAGAGAGTATATTTTTAAAAATCTAAAAAATTATTATTCTCAATCAGCTCTTACTGCTGGTGTTGATCCAAATAATCCTTTGATCCGCGTTGCTACTGAAAAAAGCATTAGAGCTTATATTGTAGGTTTGTGGCAAGATCTGTCTGGTCCGAATTATGCAGTTTTGCAAGGCTCCCCACCTTTATTAGCGGAGTTCCAAGAAAATTTAATTGTCAATGTCAATACTTCTACTGGCTCAGTTAGCGGTTCAATGACATTTAATTTAATGGGTCAACTAGAAACATTTGACTTTGATTTAACACCTAATTTGTAATTAAGATATGTCTTTCACCCCAAAGAAAATCTATGTTAATGGAAACATTATCCCTTTTGTTCAGAGTTCTTTTAAAGTAAAAGGCGGCTATGGAGAAACTACAACTAGAGTACAAGTTTCTGGTCGTACAGTTCTTCCAGTTCCAGCTCAAAATCTAGAAACTAATATTTCTGAAGCTTCATTTGACTTAATCACTCAAGATTTAGATTCTGATGCTGATCCAAGAATTCTTATTAAAACTTGGAAATCAAATCCTGGCGCTAATATTTTAACCTTTGAACCAGACGGCGCAGGACAAACTCAGCAAATCAAATCAGCTTCTCTAATGAATGATCCCGAAGTTATGGAAACTCCTGATGGGAATATTTCTTTAACTTGGCAAGGTTCTACTATCACCCTAACTAACTAATCACCATGGAACTAATCACTAAAAAAGATTATACTCTTCTTTCCGAAGCAAGCTATTTTGACGCAAAAGGAGAACTTAAGAAAACAAAAGAAGTCACTCTTTATTGCCTTAAAATTTGCGATGCAGAAGAAGTGGAAAATACTCTTTATAGCGGGAAAAGACTTAAAGCTTTAGAATTTCTTTGCTCTAAAGGCTATATTACTCCAGCTAATCTTGACGGAAAAATCAAAATTAGTGATTTTGATTATAGATCTTCAGTCGTTCTTTTGGAGGAATATGCGGCAAGTTTTTTAGATTTCTCGCCTTTCTTACCAAAAAAGGAGAACGGCGAAAATTTAGAGAGTTAGTCTTTGATTTTTTGAGATATAATCAAGGATCGTTTACTTATAATGATGTTATCAATATGCGCTTTCCTGAATATTATGAATGGTATGACATAACGGTAAAAGATTCAAATAAAGAACGTGCCAAGGCTGAGAAAAAAGCGACTAAAATAAAGGGGGCTAGATGAGCGACAAAATCACCTATATCCTAGAGGTCTTAGATAAATATTCTTCTCAAACTCGTAAATTTAAAAAAGAATTAGAATCAATAGATAAAGTTGCCAAAAATTTAGATAAGACATTAAAAAAATTAAATAATTCCTTTAATTTAAAGGGATCAGCCTCGATGGGAGGGTTTGGAGGAGGTTCTTCATCCAGAACCTCGGCAATTAAAAAACAATTCAGAGATGCGGAAGATTTATCTCGTAGCGCAGTAAGAAGTGCTGAAATAATAAGCAGAAATAGAAGAGCTTATTAGTCTAAAAGGGGCAATAATGTTGACGAGATGGGGTGGAGGATTGTCGGAACTAATTTCGGTTCTAAAAGAATAGGCAACAATACCAGATTGGGAATTGGCAACTCTCCTCTTTCTATTAATTCGTCTCAACAGCTAGGTTTAAATGCTCCAAATGCAAGATTAGGTTTACCAGCTCCCGTCAAAATTGTAGGATTTTCTCAATCAGCCAAAAGCGATACTGAAAAAATGAGAGTTGGCTATATGGGGGGAATGGGATATAATCCGCAACTAATGGATATGCTTGGCTATGGTAAAGGAGGTGGAAAGCCGCCGACTCCTCCAAGAAATAACAATCCAGAGACGCCCAAAGATAATTATTCATGGAATGGCCCAACATTTACGAATGTTGCGAAAGCAACTGGATATTATCGTTTTTTTGATGCACTTTTAGAATTGCCATCGACTGTCCACGAATCCGCAATTCAAATCGAAAATTTTAGAACTGCATTAGGAGCTTTGATAAAAACAGCGCCTCAAGCTGGAGCTGAAATAACTGTTAAGTCAGAAGAAAAATGGCTAAGAACAACTGCCGATGAATTAGGGGTAAAATTTGTTGACTTAGCTAAATCTTATCAAGGATTATTAGCTACTGGCGTAGTTTCCCCAGAAATGGCAAAGAAATCAACCAAAGCGATTGCTGGCTTTTCATCTTTAGTTGGGACTAGCGGCCCAGAAATGGGGCGTACTATGTATGCTGTCCAACAAATGTTTTCGAGAGGAAGATTGTATTCTCAAGAAGTAAATCAACAACTTCAGAGTATGCCTGGTGGTAGAGCAAAAATGGTAGAAGCATTTATAGCCATGAAAGAATCACAGGGTAAAAAATACATAGGCACAGAAGAACAAAAATCAGACGCATTTATGCAGGCCATGTCTAGTAAAGAGGGAATTAAAAGTGCTGAAATTTTACCATTTTTTACAGATGTTATCTTAAATAAATATGGAAAAGAAATGCTAGATAGTTCTCATAGATTGCAAGGCGAAGAAAATAGGCTTGCTAATGAATTTAATAAAACTACTTCAATCGTGGGAAACGATCTAAATCCTGCCATGAAAGGATTCGTTATAGGATTAACTAAATTATTAGAACTTAATAATGCTATAATAAATCCTGAAGGCAAAGTCCACGAAGGTATTGCTAGAGGAGCTGATTTAAGATTCGCTTTTCCATCTCCGGCAAACGAACAGAAAGTTGTAATTGAATTTGTTAATCCACCTTCAGGAATGATGATGCCCAGGACTTCCCCAGGTGTTTCAGTTAAAAAAGATGGAACATTAACACCAGCAGGAGGCTATTAATGACAGTTTTAAATGGTTTCTACAAGGCTAGTTATAAAAGAGGAGGAACTACCGCTAATTTTTATGCAAGGGTATCTCAAGAGCCGCAAATTGGTCGTAAAACTGTTGTCCATGAATATCCTCAGTCTTCAACTCGGTATGTTCAAGATAATGGCAAGATTTCTGGTATTTATACCCTTCAAGTTGAAATAAACGAAACAACTTCTTCTGCTTACAAAAGAGCAATCAAAAATCTTAGAAAAGTTTTAGAGACGGAAGGGCTTGGAGTCCTTAGTCACCCTGAACTAGGAAGAAAAAAAGTTGTTCCTACACAAAGTTCTCGATCAGCAAACCTACTTTCAGAAAATGGTCTTACCAGCTTCACACTAACCTTTATGGAAAGTGATGAAAATAAATATCCCAAATCTCAGCAAGGTAACGCTGGATACCTGAGTCGCATTTATGATACAATAACTGGACAAAATGAAAGTTATTTTGCTGGTGCAATTGATGGATTTAATGGTTTAATAGAAAAATTCAACAATTTAAGAGACGGGATAGAAGAAGTCACGAATGATATTAATGATATTGTGGCAACAATCAATGGCTTTGCTGACGAAGTTGCAGCAATTACTAATGATATTTCTAATTTCCAAAATTCTTTAACTCAATTAATTCAAACCCCCACTAATTTATCACAAAGATTAAATGCAATTTTTGGCTCTTTAGCTAATATCACTGATAATTTTGGCAACTTATTTGGCTCTGTTTATGGCAAAATAAAGACAGTTCCGCCAACAACATTGAATACTTCCTCACCGCAATCAGACCAGATTAATCAGAATAGAATTGCAACAAATAATTTTTCGAATGTTGCTTTTCTAAATATAGCTTATTTAGCATCAATAAATATAACTTATACCTCGCAAGAACAAATCAATAATATTTTAAGACAATTAAATATTGCTTTTGAAAGCATTGATCCAAATACAATCAACGAAGATATTTACTATAATCTGCAAAATATGCGGATTCAAAATAGGTTCTATCTCGAAAGTCTGCAATTAGGGCTTCCATTTAATAGAATAATCTACACTAATTCTATTCCTTCAAGTATCCTAGCCTACAATATTTATGGAGATTCGAGAAGGGCTCAAGAGATTATCGATGTAAACGCTGTTGAAGATCCTTGCTTTGTCTCTGGCAATGTTAATGTATTATCTCGATAATATGGCTATTACTATTGATATAAATGGAGATACTTATCTTGGCTGGGAATCATGTGAAATTTGCGATAGCTTAGAACAGCTAGGGAATGATTTTACTCTTACGACAAATATTCCTGCTGATATAACTAACACTATCCAGAAAGGGCAATCGCTTATTGTTAGAATTGATAACCAGAATATTATGACTGGCTATATTGATAGCATTGATATTTCTGAAAGTGCTGATTCAAGTCAAATGATAGTTAAAGGAAGAGATAAGACTTGTGATTTTGTAGATAGCCGCGTTTCCAATAAAACATTTACGCCTCCAATTGGATTTCAACAAATTCTTAGAAAATTACTTAAAGTTGTTGGCTATAGAGTAACTTCGACAAATAGTTTATCAAATCCATTAGTAGGAAAGCTTGGACAAGATCAAATTGCTGTAATTAATGATTATGGCCTAATAGAAGATTTCAAAACTACAGAGGGAATTTCATTTTCGCCAGGAGAGTCATCCTATGAATTAATAAAAAAACTTGCAGATAAAAGGCAATTAATTTTAAGCACAGACGGTTATGGCAATATTGTTATTAGTAATATTGGAGCTTCACCAACTGTGACAACTCTACAGAGGATATTAGATGATAAAGCATCTATTACCAATAATATTATATCAGCATCAATGCACGATAGTTTACATGACCGCTTTTATGAATATACTATTGCATCTAAAGGGACTGGCGCGACAAATTCTAGATCACCATTTTTTGTAAAAAAGGGAACTGATGCCGAAAAGAATGCTAGTGATCCAATTCAAAATGATGTCGTTTCTTACTCTGCAACAGTTTATGATGAAGATGTGCGACAAACACGCAAATTCTATGCAGTCGTTCCTAGCCTAACAAACCCTTTATGTAAAGAAAGAGCGCAATGGGAACTTAATATCAGGAAAGCCAAAGATTTTACCTATACCTGCATTGTTGCTGGATTTAGACAGAATATTGCCAGCACTTTTGACATTCTTAATTTAAATGAATTGAATCCTTTATGGAAGCCAAACCAAAAAATTTACCTTGTAGATGATAGGTATAATTTAGATAATGAATATTTGATTAAATCAGTAAAATACAAACAGAGTAATTCAGAAGGTTCAATAACAGAGCTTACATTGATTGATGAATATTCTTATACTCATTCTATTTTTAAGCCTTTGATAAAAAGAGGTAAAAAAGGGGTAAATAGCAATTCATTATTAGTTACGAGGCCAGTATAATGGAAGAAATAATTCGCATAGGAACTATAAGGGCAATAGACAATACTTTTCCTATTTTGAGAGTTCAAGTTGAGATGCCCGGTTCTGAAGAGATAGAAACCGCAGTGCTTTATAACGCATGGGGCGAAAACTCTTTTCCCTCCGCTGGAAGCCCTTGTCTTGTCGTAATTCTTAATGGTGAATTCGCCCAAAAATACGCTCTACCTTTTAATCTTAATGATGCAGTTTCTATATTAGCTGGAGAAAAAATAATATTTACCTCAACAGGAACTAGGATTTATTTAAAACAAAATGGATCAATTAATATTGATGCTTTGAATGACAGCACTAAACCTTCAATTAATATCTCTGCTACAACTGCGGTGAATATAATAACGCCTAGCGTTAATGCCAGTGGCGATATTAATGTAGATGGTGTTTATAAGGTTGATGATGTTCAAGTAATTGGACTGCAACAGCCAACTATTGCTAATCCGACTGGAGGAACAATTGTTGATATTGAAGCAAGAACAGCCATTATCTCTATTTTAACCGCCATGAAAACACATGGCATTATTGCTACCTAATTATGCCAGTTAAAGACATCAAACTAAATCAAGATGCACAAGGAATCTATGATATTTCATTCACTAATGGAGATTTTACTCTTGATTCTGGATTAGAAACATCAATGATGATGACTTGTTATTGTCAAAAAAGAGAGGAGACAATTGAAGACCCTAGCTCAAGAGGTGGTTGGGCTGGAAATCAATTAAACCAGAATGGATTTGAACAGGGAAGTCTTGCTTGGACATTATTTCAAGCACGCGCAGATGAAGATTCAGTAAATCTAGCCCAGAATTATTTAGAAGAGGCTTTTCAATGGTATTTAGACCAAGGAATTGCAAAAGAATTAATCGTTGAAGTTTCTCTTGACAAAGAAAAAATGATTGCAAGTATTACATTAACCCGTAATGATGATACGCAATTCGTTCAATATTACGATCTGTGGTTTGAAACTGTAAGATCAGCAACGCCACAATAACTTTAATTGCATCACGCTGCAATGACTCTAAACCTGCCCTCTAATCGCACAGAGGTTTATAATAGATTAGTTTCTGATGTAACCGCGCAATTACCAGATAGCGGCTCGTTTCTTCCTGCCTCATATTTAACTTCCATCGTCAAAGCATTTGCATTTAGGATTTTCGATAACTATCAAAAAATTTCCATAATGATTGCGCAGTTTTTTGTGCAAACTGCTTCTGATACCTACGTTGCAAGGTGGGGCGATTTCTTTGGTGTCACAAGAAACCCCGCAACTCCTGCGATTGGAACTATTGTTTTCACTGGTACTGCCGCAACATCCATACCTTCAAACACTGCGCTGCAAAGCGCTTCTGGCATTTCATATACTACAAATTCCAATGCTACTATTTCAGTAAGCAACGTATCAGTTACTTCTATGTCCAGAACTGGAACTACTGTAACAGTAAACTTCTCTTCTCCTCATGGATTAGCTAGTGGCGTAGTCATTGATGCCATTACCGGCGCAAGTCCGTCCGATTTTAATGGAACAAATCTTCTAATTACAGTTACCTCTGCTACTCAATTCCAATATACTTTAGTTGGTACAATTGGAGCAGCTAGTGGCACAATTAGCGCTCAATGGACTGTAGGATCCACCACACTTACCTCTGCCACACCTGGCGAGGATACTAATGTTTCTGCGGGCGGTCTTTTAACATTAAGTACTCCGATTGCTGGAGTTGCCAATTCTGCTTTTGTTACTTTTGGCGAAATATCTGGCGGAACTAACATTGAGAGTGCTGATTCCTATCGCGCGCGCGTTCTATTTAGAATACAATTCCCATTTTCTTTCTTTAATAAAAATGCTTTGATTAATCAGGCAAAAAAAGTATCTGGCGTTACTAGAGTTTGGATTTTTTCTCCTGATACAACTTCTGCTTCAATTAATATTTCTAATATTACTAGAAATGGTCAAATTGCCATTGCCACCTCAACAGCGCATGGATTAGTTTATGGCTCTTATGTTTCCCTTTCTGGGGCAGTTCAAAATGAATACAATGTTTCTAGCACTGGAGTTATTGTAATTGATGCCAATACCTTTGCATTTCCTGTCTTGGGAAGCCCAGCAACGCCAGCGACTGGAACTATCACCGCCTCTTATTCTTATGTTGAATTAGGTCAAGTTAGGATTGGTTTTACTAGAGATAATGATTCTTCAATTATTCCTAGCGCAACTGAAGTAAATGCAGTTAAAGATAAAATATTAGAGATTAAGCCAGCTCATATTGCCAACGATGATATTATTGTTTTCTCACCAACTGCTGTGCCGATTAATTTTACATTTTCCGCATTATCTCCCAATACATCAGCTATGCAATCTGCTATTGCAAAAAGTTTGGATGCTTTCTTTAGAATTTCTAACAATATTGGTCAGAATGTGAGAATTGCGGATATTAATGGCATATTAAACCAAGTAATTGATTCAAGTGGCGCTGTGCCAACTTATACTCTTTCCATCCCTAGTGGCAACACCGCTATTGGACTTAATAAAATAGGAACTTTAGGAACAATTACGTTCCCTTAAATAAATGGCTAATTTTCAAGCACACACAGTAGAGGAGCATCAACAGGCACTTGGACAATATTTGCCCAATGATAGACTATTTCAAGCTAAAAATATTAAAGGGAAAAATCTTTATAAATTGCTTACTGGTTTATCTGGAGAGTTCCAAAGAGTTGATGCAATATTTCAATCTGCTTGGGATGGAACCAATATTTTAACAACTCAGGATGTTAATTATATTCAATTGTGGGAAGGAATGGTTGGGATTCCTAATTCTTATTTTACTCAAACTTCAGAACTTTCAATTAATGAAAGGCGCAATCAGATTTTGATTCAATTGAGAAGTCTAGGGGTCTTAACAGAACAAGATTTTATTGATCTTGCTGCCTTATTAGATTACACCATAACAATCACGCATGGGACTACTTATGCGGTGTTTCCATTAACTTTTCCTTTGCAGTTTATCAATCGTGTCAATGAGGCAAGATTTGTAATGGTAGTTAATTTATCATCATCATTATTGGGATTTCCATTTCCTTTAACATTCCCAGCACCATTTTCTAGTCAAAATAATTTATTGACTGATTTATTCAACACATTGGTTCCTGCCAATACAATACTAATTTTTAATTACGTAGTTTAAATGTATATTCCAGCAAAGACAGATTTAACCACGACTTTACCAGCGGCAGAGTTCAACCAATTTTTAACTGAACTTCAGACTAATTTAATTACTCCTGCTGGGATGACTCCAACATCAGGGTCTCTTAATCAAGTAGGAGTTGCTGTTGCTTCAATAGCGGCGCAAGGCGGTGTATTTGGAGTAGATTCAGGAATAGCGGATGCTTACGTATTCACGCAGGTTTCGCCTTTTCCTGCTCCATTTGCCTTGAAAAATGGCATGACAATTTCATTTAGACCGGGTAATAACAACACTGGTGCTTGCACAATTAATGCTTTTGGATTTGGAGCGAAATCAATTAAGAACGCAGACGGATCAACGCCAACAGCATCCGCACTATCAACATTATCAGATGTTAAATTAAGATATGATTTAACATTGGATGAGTGGCTAATAGATAGTAATATAAATGCTCAAGCAACAACAACAACTGCTGGCGCATCCCTTCTCCCATCTCAAATTATCATCTCAAATAATGTCACTGATTCAGCCAACGACATAGATTTTGCGGCTGGTAATTTCCAATTTAGTGATGGAACTGGAAGTGCTTCACTTTCTGCTTTAATTAAAAGACTTGATGCAACTTGGGCAGCAGGAACAAATCAAGGTGGTTTATTCACTGGAGCAAAAGCAAATTCGACTTGGTATCACTGCTTTGCAATTTATAATCCAACAACTGGTGTGAGTGATTGCGGTTTCGACACAAGTGTTACTGCCGCAAATATTCCTTCTGGCTATACTAAATATAAAAGAGTTGGGAGTATTAGAACTAATGGAAGTGGTAATATTTTAGCTTTTCTTCAAACAGAAAAATATTTTGCACTTGCAACATCTTTACTAGATATAACTAACGCAAGTCAGACTATTGCTTCTGAAACTCTAAGGACTCTTACAATTCCATTAGGAGTAAAAACAATTGTTATAGGTAATATTCAAGTTCTAGCTGACTCAGCAGGCGCTGTCATAGCAAAAGTCTATTCAGCAGATACCTCATCCCTAACATTAACTATCCAGATGGCTTACGCCTCCAATAATATTTCACTCGGACAGAGTTATTATCAGGCTCTTTCCAATACTTCCTCCCAAGTAAAAACTAACGCTATATATGTAACTGGGACTCCCACAACAAGGATATCTCTTGCTACAGACGGTTGGATTGATTTAACTTTATAAATAAAATATATGTTCTTAAAAAATACAATTACAAATGACATAGGGCAATTCGCTAATCATCAAGGCGAGGGTTGGGTTGAATTAACCGAAAGCGAAATTTTAGCTTATGAATTACAAGAAGCTAAAACATCCAAAATCAAAGAAATAAAAGCTTGGAGAGATGCTGAATTAGTGAAACCAACTCCTCAGAGCGTAGATTCTTATGACATAGATGACGCTCCTAGTATTGGAAATTATTCATTTAAGTTTGCCCCTCAAGATATTGCACATCTTAATTCTATAATAAATAAGCTAAATAATTCTCCAAGTGGTGCAACAAGAAAATGGACTTCGATCACTGGAGAAAGAGTTCCGCTTACAAAAAAGGATTATGAAAGTATTTTAAGCCATCTTGACGCTCGTGATGAAAATTCATGCGATATTGCTCAAGCAAACATTGATATTGTTAATAGCTTAACTTCTGTTGAAGAAGTTGAAAGCTACGAAATTGAATTAACTTTTGAATAAATTTTAATTGCGCTCACCACGCAGAATAATATAAATTATGACACTTCTAACATCATTATTAAATCCATCTTCAGATAGCGGACTTCCCCGTGCAACCATATTTGCAGCATCAGATTTCCCAACTCTTGCTGCGGCAGAAATAGGAACTCCTCAATATGTTGTTATAAACCCAGCGGGAGTGATTGATAATGACCCTTCTAAAACAAACACTGGACAGTTCTTTCCAAACGCAACAGTAATGTTTTGGAACGGAACAAATTATACTGTAGTTCCAGGATCAGGCGGTGATGTTGTGGGACCATCTTCTGCTGTTAATAATAATTTAGCTGTATTTGACGAAACGTCTGGCAAATTAATCAAAGGAAGCTCTATAAATATTGCAGCCGTTATTACTTCCTTGACAGAAGGCGCAAATATCACCCTCACCCCAATCCCTGGAGGCTTTGAAATTTCAGCATTAGGTGGCGGCTCTATACCAGGGGGAACGACAAATTCACTTCAATTAAATGATGGCGCTGGTGGTTTTAGTGGATATTCTGATTTTACTTATGATCCAGGAACTAAAAGCCTTACTGTATTTAATCTAAATTCACAAGGTCAATGGACTTTGAACGAATCTGGCGTAAGAGCCTTTTTTTTGCAAACAATTGGTGGTAAATTAAAGTTTTCTTCAAATGATAATAACGGAGTTTACAATTTTGACAACGCATTATATTCCACAGTAGGCGGATTTGTCACCGGTGGTTATGGCAATGTTATTCTTAATAACGATGGTCTTACTATTAATGCGGATCAGCAAGGCAATGCTAAAATTGATATTTACGATGAGGCTCTGATTAGTTGGTTCGATCATAATTCGCATCACATCACAATCGGACCAGAAAATAGCTCTTCAGGTATTCTTAAATTTGGCGGAGCAACTGGATTTCTATTTGAAGGAAATAGTATGTCTATTACTGGTATTGCAAATGTCGCTCTACCTGCAAATAATAGAGTTCAAATCATCGAAAGCACATCTAATAAATTAGGCGCTTTACCAGACGGAGCTGCTGGGCAAGTTTTAACAACTAATGGTAGCGGCGTTGTTTCTTGGCAAACACCCGCTCCTTCGCCAACTTTTACACCTGAAACTCCAAGCGGAGTTATCAATGGCATAAACGTCACTTTTACCATAACTAATACTCCACTTTTGGCACTTTTCTTAAATGGAGCCTATCAAACTAGCGGCGTAGATTACACAATAACCGGCACCACAATTACTTTCACAACTGCTCCCGTAGCTGGTGTTTTAACTGCAATTATTATTAATTAAAAATGACTACTGTATTACATCCACAACAAGGCGGTCTAGGAAAAGTTATAATCGCAAATTCTGGCGCTAGTTATTCCATTGATCCTACGCTAGGCACTCAATTCCAAATTACTCTAACGGCTCCCGCTCCCGTTATTACGATTGATACCAGCAAACTTCCTCTCGCAGGTTTCTCTTGCGTTCCGATCACATTAGTCCTTAAACAGGATGCAATTGGTGGTAGGGTTCCTGATCTGAGTGCTTTTGATTATATTTTTTCAACTCCGCCGCTTATGCTTTTGGCTCCATCATCAGCTTGCGTTTATACCCTGTCCCCTATTGTTCAGGGACCACCGGGCTTTTATCTCATATCCGGATTTCAATTTAACGGATTTGGTAATTTAGAAGCGTTGCCATTTTATGATTCTTCAACAGCTATTGCTACTTCAATAAAACAGAATGATAATGGAGCTGGACAGAATCATTTTGAGTTTATTAGTGCAACTAATAAAGGTTTTAAATTTGATAAAGCTCTTCTGCAAAAAGGTGGACCAGACCAATCCGTAGGCAGCACCTTAATAATAGACCCTACTACAATCGGAGGCTTTAAGCGCCTTGCTCTAACAGGGGATGTTAATATATCATTTGATTTAAGCAATATTCCTCAAACAGATTGGACTACTTCTTTTGGATTATCTATTGTTCAAAGTAATACTGGCAATAATAAAATCTCATTAACGCAAGCTCCAGGAATTGCAAACTTTGTATCTAACTCGTTCTTTTCTAATATTTTACCCTGTGATTTGCGAGCAAATTTCCCAACAATGGTAAATGTCACTATTGAGCCAACAAGCACTTCGGGGGTTTTTCGTGCTAGATGGGATCTTGTTAATCAAATTACTCCTTGGGTGGCAACAGTTAATACAACAAACAATACTTCTGCTAATATTTTTACTTTTGATGTCCCAGTAGGAACCATTAGATCATTCAAAGGAACTGTAAAAGGCTATCAAACTGGTGGCACTTCTGGCTTCGTTGGAGACGCTACAAGTTTTTGCTTTGAGGTGAGCGCAAAAAATGTTGGCGGTGTTATTACTGTTGCAAGAAATCTTTACGCTTTATTAACTCGCGGCGGATTTGGTATTAATATTATTTATACTTCTGGCACAACTGTAGCTATTCAAGTTAGTGGTGCTACAAATACCAACGCGACTTGGACTATGGGGGCGGCAGAGGTTGTATAATGGATAAAATAACTGATGCTATTAACAATTTAATCATAAGCACCTCTGGAGGGATTCTTGCTTTATGGGGTGCTTTTTGTTGGTTTTTTGTTAAATTCTTGCGTTGGTGTGGTGAAAAAATAGCTCAAGGAGCAAATACTGATTTAGTTAATAGATTAATGCCCTCAATTAAAATGTATCTTGATGAGAAACTAAAAACTTTACGGGATGATTTGGATAAGGATATTTCAGAAATTAAAAAAGGTTTGGGCATGTATAAATCAAAAAAGCATGATTTGGAAGGTGAGAATGCAAATTTAGTTGCTGCTTTAAAAAGCGGAGATAAAGAACTAATCAAGGAATTAATCGAAACTTATGAGAAAAGACATGAGAAAAAGTGACCTTTCTTTATTAAAGCATTTTATTGATTTTCTAGCCAAAGATTCTTTTGCTGCAAAAACTATAGCAACATCAATAGGATCAGCATTAATCATTGTATCTGCTAATTTTGCGACATCCAACATTCTTAAACTTCTTTCAGTAATAGTAAAATGAACTCCTTACTTTTAAAATTCCTAAGCAGCGCTGATGAACCAAGCTCTAAAAGACTAGGCGGAATACTCTGCATTATTGTAGGCTTATTAATGAAGATGATTTTGTTAGCTTATGGATTAAAATATATTATTGCTAATAGCTTTGACAAATTAGATGGCAGTGCTGATAGTGTATTATTGGCTGGTGCAGCATTGCTTGGCTCAACTTTATTTGAAAAAAAGAATGGCATTGCTAAATCTGATTCTTAGTCTTATTAAGAATATTAAATCTTTTATCTGGGTTGCAATTCCGGTTCTTCTTGGCGTTATTTTTGGATTGATTAAAAACCAAGAAAAAGAAGATGAGAAAGACGAAACAATAAAAAAAATTCTTGATGAAAAGAAAAAGCAAAATGACTGGGCTTCTCTTACTGATGAGCAGCGCGATGCTTGGTTGCAGTCACAATTTGACCAAACTCAAAATAGTAAATGATTTTTGCTATGAATATGTCCCAATTCCTAAGACGCAAGAATGTCTTGCAGCACTCAAACAATCGCCGCTAATCGTTCGTCTTCACATTGCTAATAATGAAAATAAATTTATAGATAAAGGATGCCTGATACAATCAAAGATAAAATAGAGAAAGCTTGTCAATTTTTGATCACAAAGGCGGCTCCATCTTACGATAAAAATACCTGCGGATATTGTGCAAGAGCTGTTAGAATGGCTTTTGATTTTGGTTTAGGTGGTGTTAATATTAAAGCAGTTCCAAGCGCTAAAGATTATGCAGCATCTTATCAAGAAGTTGGTTTTAAGAAAGTCTTTAGTTTTCCTACACAAGATATTTTTAGCTATAAGCCTTTAATTGGTGATATTTGCATCATTCAACCAGTCACGGAAGGCTCCAAGATTCTTCAACCTCATGGTCATATATGCGTCTTTACCTCAAGAGGATGGGTTTCTGATTTCATACAAAGAGATATGCACGGCGGCAGTATCCGCAAGAAAAGTCCTGCATTTGATATTTTACGCTTGCAGTTATGAGCAGAGAAATATTGGGCGATAGACAATCACAAATCTTTGAATTTAAGCCAGTAAACCCAATAAGAGTTTTCCGCAACTTCCTTTTTGAAAAAAAAACTGGAAAACAAAAAAAAGTTGTTTACATTCCTAAAACTTCTTCAATCAATACAATACATTACTATGCCGGAAAGAACTCTCACACTTAATGAAATTGAGATTAATGCTTTGGGAATTATCGTTAATGCTGCATTGCAAGCTCACGGCATTAAAATTGTTAAAATAGCCAACACATTGACAGACGCTCTTTTAAGAGCATATCCTGAGAATTTAGAGCCAAAAACCTCAGCAGAAGAAAAAATTAAAACTGAATAATTTATGACACCTCTTCCTCAAGAAGCTATGGACGCAATCCTTAGTGTTATTAATCAAATTAAGTCTGAAAATGATGGCAAATGCCTAGTTTCAGATTTCGAGATTCAAGAAATTGCCGTAAGAGCTTTTCCTCAAGTTCACATTGGCGACCCTGCTGATGTCGGTCTTGCAAAAAGACATTTGATTGCAACAGAATTTTTAAGCGAATCTGATTTTATCTAGTTAAAGCCTTGATATTTTTTATTCCATTTCCTCTTCTTCGGTGTATTTTTCTTGAGGTTCTTCTACAAAAAATAATGTTGGGGCGTTTTCTATTAGTCTAACTCGTTTTCTTGCAATATCGCAATATTCGTGGCTTATGTCAACGCCAATGTATTGTCTGCCCATTTCTGCCGCAACTCTTGCAACTGTTCCGCTTCCGCTCATTGGGTCAAATACTATGTCGCCTTGATTTGTCCACGATTTTATATGGTCTCTAACAAGTTCGCAAGGAAACGGTGCTGGGTGTCCTTTTGCTTCTTGGTCTTCTTGTTTTTTTCCTACTACATATTCCCAAATGTTCCCTTTAATTTTTTTGTCTTTAACGGGTTTTGCCATTTTTTTTCTCGTCTGTTCGTTTTTTGAGAAGTTTTTATAAGTCGTCCCATTAAGTTCTAAACCTGCGTGCAAACAGTCAACCATTAGTGGATTATGTGTATTTACAGTTCCTTTGCTGAAAACGAACATAAATTCAAATTCATTATTGTAACGCTTGCGATAAATTTGAGGAATTGGATTTGTCTTACGGAAAATCATTGTGTCGTGAAGATTAAAGCCAATTTCTCTGAAATAAAGAGCTTGGCTAAAACTTGTTCCTGTTTCACTTCCTTCAATTGTTGCATCGTTTACAACCCAAACAACAACGCCACCTTGTTTAGTAACTCTGTATAATTCTTTAGCAATATCTTCAAAAGGAAAATAAAATCCTTTGTAATTTCTTAAATTGTCATAAGGTGGCGAAGTAACTGTTAAATCAATAACTTCATCATCAAATTGTTTCATTACTTCAACACAATTGCCTTCAATGATTTGGTTTATATATTTGTCTATGTTCATCTTCGTATTTTAATTTCTGCCTGATATGATCAATGACAGATTCAATAACGCCATTATATTTCACGCCATTTAAAGCCATATTGTGACTTTCTAAATCTTCTGGCAAATTAAATTCTAAAATTGCTTTCATAGCTTGCACGATTTCTTGATTTTAATAACTCTCTTTTCGATAAGTTAAAATGATAGTAGGATTTTTTGTAAAAATTAAATAATAATATCTTCCAAACCAGCGCTTATCGGAAACAACATGAATCTTTTGTAAGAAAAACCCATTGTTTTGCATCATTTCAATTCGGCATGGTGTAAAATGAGAATTTAAAGCTTGATTATTGATCAACCATGCAATCCCTAAATCAGCTACTTCTAAAGCTTTTTCAGTAAACTTCCAGCTTAAATGATAAGGGGGATTCCCAATTACCCAGTCCACTTTTTGTTGCCAATCAAAGAAATTCATACCATCCTCAATTTCACATTCAAACTTTTCTAAATAATCTGGCAAATTCTCAAACCAAACCTTATTTTTCCCACTTCCAGCATCTAAGACAGACTTTGCGGACAAAAACGGTGTTATAGAGATCAAATCCTTAGCCATTGATCGTGAAGTATAATGAAATGAGATGTCTTTTATAGAATGAGTCACTTTTTAAACTCCTTTAATTTCCTTTCTCCATAAGTGAGTTTTGCTTCAAATTCTTCAGCAGAATCTTCACAACCTTCTTCCTTAATGGCTCGGAGAAATTTTTCGGTTTGGGTCAATTTCCTTTTCATTTATTGATTATATTAAAATTCTATCTTGACTTTAAGAGAATATTTATTTTGTTCTTCACAAACTTACATTGAATTTAATTTTTCACAAAAAGAGATTTCAGTTAGTAAATAAAGAAGAGAGATTGTGGGCTTTAAAAGCCTAAAAGAGATACGCGGAAAGATCAGAGTGCTAGCCCTGATCTCATGTGGATAGACTCGTAACCGAGAGATGGCTGGCGTGCTATCTCAAGGGGTAAGATATTAACGTTTCTAACGCTGTTAATATCCGAGAGCCGATGGAGGGAGTAGTAGTTTTTTTGCACGTCGCAAAGCTACTTCCTCCATTCTAAACTATTTACTATCCTCAAAGTCAAGTGATTTCTGCTTATTTCTTTATTCATTTTTTAAACTCCTTCAATTTCTTTCCCACTCTTTCAAGATTTTTATTTTCTAAAGCTAAAATAAGCCCTTCTTGAGCAAAACGTGATTTACTTATTCCTCTTTCTTCAATCCGCAATAAAGCAGCATCACGGAGTTTTTGAGGCACTACAACGTCAAAACGTCCTGCACGATGTTCTTTTGGTTTTGGTTTTCTTCCTGCCATTGTTATTTGAATTAAAGTTGGAACTTTATTAAGATATTTGTATGTTTTTATTGTGCAATAGCAAAATAAATTATTTTTTAAATTCTTCACAAATCACTTGTTCAAAATACAGAATGTTATTACAGTAGTAAGCATCAAAGCCACATTCTAATAAATAATTATGAATCTCTTTTTGTTGATCTGATGGCTCAATTTCACTTGGAAAATCTATTTTTTTAAATTCTACAAAAGCAATTTTTCCTTTTCTGATAAGCATCACGTCTTTCATTCCTGTTACAGTGCCTTCACGTCCTTTTTTCATTCTCATAAACGCGCTTCCATGACCGCCATTGTCGATTTGCACGAATTTTCCTTTTGGAAATAAACTTAGAAATATTCTGCGGCATTGTTCTTGAATCTTTGACTCCGTAAGCCCTTTGTGACGTAATAAACTAGCTTCTAAAGGACTTATGCTTTGAGTCTTGGATTTTTTAACAATTGCTGCAATGTCGGAATTGTAGTAGAATGGTTTTAGTTCAAGAGTTTTTATTGCTTCCCCCAAAATTCAGGATTCTTAGGCAAGCCTTTCAACAACTTTCTACTAAACTCATGGTCATATTTTCTGATATGATAAGCCACGCATCCAACAGCTTTTAAGCGCAAGGTGCTTCCATCCGCAAATCTAACTCGGACATATTTATCTCCGTCAGTTTCAAATGCTGTTGCTGGTTTTCCGTCGGCTAGTAGTTCTATTTCTTTCATTATTTAATCCTTTTAATTTCCCTTCCCTCAATCAGCCAATAGGTTTTTATCTTAACCCAATAGCCATTGATTTTAGTGTATTGATCTGTGTTAAATATCATTTTCTAATAATTTATTCGTTATCTCAATTTTTAATTTTTGTAGCCTTTCAATTTTTAGATCTAAAGTTTTATTTAAAATATTAATAGATTTCAAAAGTTCTTTTTGATATTTTAATATTTCTTCTTCTTCCCATATTGTTATTTGCATAATTCTTTGATTATTTTTGTCATTAATATTAGCTCGTCTTGTGTAAAGAATTTCTCTTCCTATTCATGCAAAGGCGTTTCGTGAATTGCTTCGCCATTTTCACCTTTATTATGGTGTAATTCGCAAAGACTTACTTTAAAGCCTCCACCAATTGAATGATGGGCGATTGTCTTTGTTGTTTGTTTTAAGCCCTTAGCAAAACAAACAACGCAATATAAATCATGAATAGCCGCCATGCGCTTAGGGTCTTTATATCCGTTGCGAAATTTGGGGTCAGGTTTAAGAAAAGATTTCATTTCTTGCGATTAAACAGTGGAATTAAAAACAAAACGAAGCCAACGTAAAGGGGTAATAAAAATAACCACCAGCTCCAAGTAATGAAACCAGTTAATTTTAGACCTATGAAAAGGACTGCTAATAAATTTAAAAACATATTTTTTAGTTTAAGTTAAAAAAGGTTTTAGCTCTGTTCTAAATGTCAATGATGAATACCTTTTTAAAAAGGAATTTCGGAATCTTGCTCTTCCTCATCCTGATTACTCTCCGCTACATAACCATTTCCCTTATCTACAGAATGCTTTGAAATTGATCCCTCTGCCAAAGAAACTTTATCGATGATAACTTGCTCATTCTTTTTCTTTTTGCCCTCTTTATCAGTATAAGAGCTTCCCTGTAGCTTTCCTTCAATCATAATGTTTTGACCAAGAGATGATTGAATCAGATCAATATTACCAGAATCAAAAGTAATGAATCGTTTTGTCGTTGTCGTGAATTCATCTTTTGTGCCGTTTTTACCTTTTTTAACATCTGACCATTGGAGAGTCCCAATTGCCATCATGCCTTTGTTCTCAAAATCAAATTGGTTTTTATCAATTTCATTATTGACCCATTTGTTAGCAATTTTGCATTTTCCGTATATTTGCATCTTATTTTTTATTTAGTTTGTTAATTAATTGCTCCACTTTCGTTGCCAAAAATAAAAGTTGTTTATTGTCTTCATCTCTTGCTTTTAAATAAGCTAATTCTTTAGCTTGAGATTCTAATAATTCTTCTAATGACTTATAAGATTTATTCAAAACATTGATTTCGGAATTAAACTGATTAGAACCTACCACTATCCCAGATCCAGCCATAGATAAGCAAAAATCATTAATCTTTGGTTTGCAAAGTTCTTCAATCTTCTCTATCATCTTTTTATCAAATTGCTGAAGCTTTTCTATTTCTTTACTTTTCTGTTCAACTTCAATTTTAAGAAAGTCTATTTTCTTTAACTGTAGCTCATTGGATTCTTTGTATATTGCGAGTTCCTTTGATTTCTTTATATAAATAGAGTCAACCCTTTCAAGCTCCCCTTTGTATTTCACTAATTCTTGTTTTAGCTTTTTGTTAAACATTTACTTCTCCTTTAATTTTTTTAATTGCCTCTGAATTTTCTGCCAACTCTTTCAAGATAAGCTTACGCACAGCCTTAACAGATTTTAGAATATATTTGTCTTTTTTACTTTCTGCTTCTTCCTTAGTTAAGAAAACAGGAGCTTCAACATAACTTTCATCCACTCGATTTCCTACATTTTCCACCAACTTTCCGTCAATCACTTTCGCGTAAATGCAATGAAAACGTGGTGAGTTTGGATAGTCAGAATCCACGACAGGCGAATGTTTAAAATCGTAATCAATTGTATTACTGTCTCCGTCTAAACTATTTTGATAAAGCGACGCTTCGACAACTTCGTTTTTTTCGTAATCAATCAACCAATACTTCTGACCGATTTTTAGTTTTGAATAATGTATTTTCATATTTTTATTTATTTAATTTTGTTGACATGACTGGTAAATTTTTCCAGGGCTTCAGAAGGTGTAAATAATTTTTCCTCTGATATACAGTGTCCTGTTCTATGAGAATAGTAACTAACTTGATCTTTTTCCAAAATTATACTCTTAACTGTTAAAGGAATTACTGAGGCTAAATATTCTTCTTCCTCTTTTGGTTTCTTCCAAGTCTCAAAATAGAATAATTGATCTCCGATGTTAAATTTATGCTTCATATTTTTATTTATTTAGTTGTTAAAAATTGAGTTAATTAATGCAAAGCGCATTAACCTTAAACTTTACACCTTCCTCTTTATAATATTCAGGATCAGCTTCATAATGTTCTTTAGAAATAAACTCATCGTCATTGAACATTCCTAAGCCGCCGATTGAATTTACCTCACCAAAACCATTACCCTCTTCATCGACAGAATAAATGACCTCCAATTCCGGATCAAATTTACTTAGTTGCTCGATTAATTCTTTTAATTTCATATTATTTCTCCTTTTTTGTTAATTCCTAAACCCTAATTCATTGAATTAAAGTTGCAAGTTTTTTATTTAATTATTTACTAGATAGCGAAGGAATATTAATTCCATAATCCCTAGCTGCCCAAATTAAAACCGCGTCAATATACTTTCTAACTTCCACTTTTGTGCCTGCATTTGAAAGCGTTAAGCGTCTCTTTTCAACCTCGCCAGTGATTTTGTTTATTTCCTCTCTGACTAAGCCAAATTCCTCAGCTATCGCGCCCCTTATGTTTTCGTCTAACTCCGACAAACCCATAAAGTCTCCTTGTTGCATAAAATATTCCTGAATTGCTGGCAAAACTACGCCAAAATAATAAGCCCTTTGGTTATCACTTGGCGCAGAAGCTGGAGCTATCAAAATTTTAAAATCATCAAAATTAGGCTCTCCAATCTTACGACTAATTTCTTTCCCTAAGTTAGCTTTAATTTGAGCTAACTTAGGATTTCCTTGGCGGAAAAAGAAAACATTTGGAAACTCAACATCTTTAACTGGCTTCGCTGTCAGAACTTGAACAAAAAAGTCGTCTCCACTTTTTAACTTTTGGCAAATTTCATCAGAAATATTCTTTTGCAAATCGCCCCAGTTTGATTTGTCTTTGTTTTGAAAAATAAATTTCATGCGCTCCAGCTCCTGCTCCAGCTCCCGCTCCTGCTCCCGCTACCGCTCCTGCTCCCGCTCCTGCTCCCTAAACAGCAGACTTGTAAAATTGCTTGATTCATATTAATATTATTTTTGCTTAGTAGGAATGTTCATATAGTTTTTAAATTAAAGTTAATAAAAGTTAGTAATTATCTTGCTAAAGTAATTCTCATTTTCTTTTCTATCATAGAATCTCGAAAGCTGTCCATAATTTCTAAAATCTCTGATCTTTTAAGAAAATGTGCAATCTCAATAAGCGTTTTTCTGCGCCCTCTTTTCATTTCTTTAGCGAATTGATCTAAGAAATATTCTGGCTCTAATGAATATGGGGTAAAAGAACGGTTAGTGATAAGTTCTTTTACTTTGTCTATGTTATTATTAATGATTTGTTCTATTATTTGCATAGTTTTACTCCTTTGTTGATTGTTCAAAACTTTCTTTCATTGCGTCCTTAACAGAAACCAAAAGCTCATAAAGCTCTGGTCGCCATTTCTTCAATGAGCTGATTATTTTAACATTTTCCTTTGCTACCCAAACTTGCTTAAGCTCTTCTTCACCTCCGCAGTTTTCAATCAAAGCTTTCAAGCCGTTAAAATCTTCTTCATTTTTCTTATTCAAAGTTTCTTTCATGTCATCGCCATTTGCTAAAGCTCCATTAGGACTTAGACCAAAAGCGTTTTTTTTTGTTTGTTTATCCTCTTTTTCGTCATTTCTTGAGTCAATATCATCTTCTTTTTCATCAATTCCAAATAAGTTTTGCAAAGCATATTTTCTAGCGTAAGTGATAGTTGCGCCAGTTAATTGAGCTTCATCCATACCTTTTTTATTAGCCGCGTGTTCCGCAATTCCTTCGGCAGAAATTTCATGTGTTCCAACTCTCAAAACAGCTTTTACTTGAACAAAAAGCCTGCCACTAATTTCAATTAGTTGAACATTTGTGACTAAAGTGCAGTCTTTCGGATATTTTTCATCCCTTAATTCTTCTTTCACAGCCGCTAGAATATCTTCAGCAGTTCTATATTTATACCTTCCAAAACTATTTGTGTGACCTTTTGGGGTTTTTACGTTGATTTGCAATGAGTTTAGAACTTCATTGATTCCGTTTAATATTGTCATATTCTTATTTGTTATTGTTAATAAATTCCTCTTCACTCAAAAATAAATGAAGAGCTTGCCAGTCAAATTCCTGCTCCATGCTAATTCTCGATTGTTATTATATATTTTGATCTTTCGCCCTCAGTCCATTTCAAGCTCTTGGCTTGCTCTGATTTATTTTCTTTTAACAAGTCATCAGCTTCCAAAGCTATCTTTCTTGCCATAACTTTAGCCTCTAAATCATTAATTGCGTCGATAAAGACATAATCAAAAACTTCTGATTTTTTGGTAATTAGAACTTTATATTTCATAAATAAATTATTTAAATTTCTTAATGTCTGATTTGATTTCTTTTATGCCCTGCTTTTCTTGTCGAATTATGTTTCTTAACTCTTCAAGCTCAGAATCTAAATTAAGATGAATAGTTGATAAAACTTTGCCATCTTCGTCATGCTCTTCAATTTTTTCAATTTCAGAACAACTTCCGTCAACTCTGTAATTAAGATAATCTTCAATTAGCTTTTCTTGACTTTGACTTTCAAAACTTGGCAAGCCGTTTTTGTTTGTAAAAAGATAAAACATAAATCATTCATTTATTTGTTAATTTGTGAAAGCATTAAACTTGGAACTTTTTTAAGTGCAAAACATTTATTTTCATTTTGTGCAAATAAATTACTTGACATGATTTGATCAACACTAGCGCGGCTTCGGATTTTACTTCTTAATATTCTTCAAGACTTCTTTGTGGAATTTCTGCACTTCATTTACAATGTCCATTGCTATAATATAAGCAAATGTTTCTGTTAAATCTGCAAACTTGATAAAGCCACTTTTTTCTAAAACTCTCATGCTTGCCTTATTATCTTTTTCAACAATTGCCATCGCGCGAAATATGCCCTGCTGATTTATTTTCTTTAGATACTTTGGCAACTCTTGAGACATTACACCCATGTTTTGAAAATCATCGTCAACAGAAAACTCGATATGTGGCAAGCTGCTCTTGTGATATTTGACCAGCTTTATTATGCCGATTGATTCGTGCTTTGTTTTAATCTCATATTTGCAGAAAATTCTAGGCTTCATTTCATCGCGATTGTTGCTTGTTCTTCTTTAGTTATTTATTTCATGAATTTTAAGAGAATATTCAGGATTAACCCATTCAATAGCTTCTTTTAGAGTTTTAAATTTTACTCTTTCAAGCCCCATTCTTGTATAATTAAGCCATTTATCAGGATCTGTTGCGAAACATTTGAATATTTTCCAGCCCGTGTATCTATTAAAAAATTGTGGAATAAAAACTGAAATACCATTAATGTTTTCTTCTAAAATTCTATGTTCAAATTTCATAATTTTATTCGGACTGATACGTTAATGGGTTGACAAATAACTTGTGAGCGGTTGACTAGTTTTTAACAGTCACTTGCTCCGAAGGAAAGGACGGCAGCGGGCTTTGCCGCCGTCCCGAAGAAGTAAAGGCTATCTAGCCTTTACCCAAAAACAAGAAGCATTACGTGGGTAAATCTTCTTGCCGTTTCTGGTGATATATCTGCAACAAATGCGAATATATCCTTCTTCGCCTTCATGTTTTACCATAAGCACGAAAAATTTGGTACGACCACCCCAATAAAATCAGAGCGTTTACTAAGATGCTTGATTTTTTACAAAAAACCTACAACATAAAAGTTCTGACGCTTTTGGTTGTGAGCTTCTGCTCTAAATCAAACTATGTGGCACTTGGCTTGCAGTCGCATTACTCGAGCCAAGTTGCCATGTTCTTTTCCCCAGAGTTTCCTCCTAGGTGTTCTATTTAGCTGATCCGTATTTTATTCCTCTTTTAATTTCTGGCCGACTTAGTCTGACAATCACTGAATCTTTTAAAAGACCTCTGATGTTATTATCTACG